TGTTGGTTACGAAACCAACTAAAAAATCAGTATTACAGGCCGGTTAAACAATAGATTATAAGTAGTAGCATAAAGGAGAACTAAAATGGCAGGCAGAGGATCAACAAGAGTACATCCAGGTAAACGTAAAGCAAATCCAGATGCAACAAAAAATGAAAAGCCTCGTATCAAAGGCTGGTCACGAGCAAGACTAGAAGAAGCAATAGAAAAAGCTTCTCGTAACAAAGAGAAAGCAAGGTATCGTACAGAAATAGCTAGACGGTTCCCTGAATCAGTATAACAATCAATAAGGAAAATTAACATGTCAATTCATGAAGATATTTTAGCGGCAGTAGAAACATACGTAGCAGAATCACAAACATTTGACGGTAAGGGTGTTAAAGCCGCGGCCGCCAGAGCTCGTAAAGCACTGGGTGACTTAGGTAAACTTACCAAGGCTAGACGTGCAGAAATTCAAGACAAAAAGAACTCAATGTAAATGGCAACATACGATAATCCTTGGACTTACAATAACAAACCTTTTGAGTCTGAGGATATCGGTGATAACTATGGCTTTGTATATAGGATCACAAACACAGAGAATGGACACGACTACGTAGGTCGTAAATTTTTCTGGACAATCAAGAAGAGACCACCTCTAAAAGGCAAGAAAAATAAAAGACGAAGTACAGTCGAAACTGACTGGAAAAAATATTATGGCTCATCCGATAGGCTCGTAAAAGATATCGAAAAACTAGGCTCAGAAAAGTTCACACGTGAAATACTTTATTTGTGTAAAACACGTGGTGAAACTAACTACATGGAAGTGTATTATCAGATCAATGAACATGTTTTACTTAGAAATGATAACTACAATGGGATCATTAATGTCAGACTAGGCATTGGTTCCGTAAAGAACATTCTCGTAGAAGATTTAAACAAAATATAACAGTCAATGATGCAGATGTATTCTGTGTCCTGAGGCGATCGTGGGTAACCACGTGGAACGTGTAGAGAGGACTACACACAGGACGACACATGGCATTCAAAAGGGTTAAACCCCAAAAGATGTAGGCTCTGAGAAAAAGCAACCTACGTGACTTTGATAGTTGGCTAATTACGGCTATCATTGCATCCGCCAGATGAAGCTAGAGTAGGGGGTACAGGCTGACCGCCTCCGTGTTAATGAAAACAATCTCTTTTAATTAGTATGTGCGTAAGACTCAGATAAAGTGTCTTTCATACTTTGCCTTGTATAGGTGAAGTATGGCTGAAAGATCTAGATAAAGCAAGTAAGAACATACAGTATATCAAAGTAAAGTAAATTAATTAAGTCTTTTAAAAAGAACTTCGAGTGTTAACGAAGAAGTTAGATGTCGTAGACATCTTTAATAAGCCCAAAGAACTATGGATTAATTGTTTTATTAGCAGTAAATATGACTTGACTATCTGTTAGGTTATCACTGAACGTGAATCCAAAAAAAAGCACCCCTTGAGGTGCTTTCTTCTTATTCTGTGGAAATGGTGTAAGGATATTCTCTTACTTCTTATTCCAAATTGTGTATAAAACCCACACTGCAATTAAACCAACTAAGCCTTCAGCTCCTAAAGATTTAACTACTCCAGTTACGTTACCAATTACGTTAACTTCTGGAAAAAACGGTATGTTACCTACGCCAAGTAGTTCTAATACGATAAACATCGCCATTAGTGATACAGCTACGTCAGCTATAGATGAACTCCATTTCTGAATGTTTTTTAATACTTCCATTTTACTTCCTCCTGGGATTTTGTCCCTATTAAAAAAGCAAGACTAATAGTTAAAGCATATAATTAATCCTGCTTACTATTTAGGTAGTCTTACTGTTATATAATAACACCATTTAAGTGATTCGTCAATGGCATAACTATATATCCTGTTGTGAAAAAGCCACATTCTAAAAGAACGGTAATTTGGTTTCTTCTGTTGTTTTGATATTATCTTTGATTATCTTGGCCAGTATTTCTTTATCAGATAAGCCAAGCATCATGGCTTCATCGTAGCTAAGAGCTCCTCGCATATACCATGCTAACCTTAATGAATCATCTTTTAAGGCTCTTACCTCATCTTCATAGCCTTTGATTAATTCTTCGACTTCTGAAGGTTCTAGAGACAAGAGCCTTATACGAAAAAACTTGCGTAGTCGAATGTGATGTTTATAGGAAACTCTTTACTGCATTCTTCGTTGGTACATGTAACACCAACAGGTTTAATGTTGGCTATGTCACTGAGTTCTTTGAGATAGTCTTGTACTTTTTTAATAACTTTAGTGTCAGCATTGGCAAAAAACTCATTGATATGATCTGAATCAGTGACAACAGTACCATCTTCGGTTGTGATAGATTTAGTACTACTACCTAGCAAGCTGATGTTCATATCGATTATTTTAGCAAGGTGCTCGTCAAAGCGTTTTTTTGCCTCAATAGGATCAGCTTCTACTTCACCTAAACTCCTAACTATCTGCTGTTCTTCAAATGCGATCATGTTAGTTTGATTAAGACTAAAGTACGGCTGTGGGTGTAATTGTATGGTTAGACTGTCAACTTTTAAAGGAACTTCGTAATTAGGAGCAGTAATAGTTCCTAAGGTAACTCCTAAATCAATAGCATGATCCTGATCAGTTTTACAATGTGGGCACTGCGAAGTGAAATCCATCTGATTACCGTAGCTAGCTATACGTATTGCGATAAGAGTAGCATCAACATCAATACTAGGCATTTGCCAAGCATCTTTTATGTCCGGGCAACAGCTCTGTATTACATTAACTACTCCTTGCCCGTTTAACAGTGCATCTGGAGTTTTTAAAGTTATTTCGTCTTTGGTAGTCATTGGCATAATGCCAATTTCGCCAGATGGTGGTATAGACAAAGAGTCTTTAGTCCAGTACTTACCATCACTGGGTAACTTTAAATAAATCGCAGGCTGTCTAAAATGCTTAGATAGCGGATTGCTTGAGGCAACTTGTGGAGTGTTTTGTTCCATGGTTGAAAATCCTATAAATATATATAATTGAATAGTCCTTAACACTATTTATAGCACCAAAAACACAGGCAAATAAAAATATATGAACGAAGAAGATCTCCAGGACATAATCGAAAGACTGAAAAAGCTCGAAGAAGGATTTGGTACCGCAACCTCTGAACTTCAGGTATTTACTAGTGCCGCCAAGAAAGGTACGGGCAACTTCAAGAAATCGATAGAACAGTTTAATAAAGATATTAAACAAGGCAATGTTAGCTTCAACCAAATGGTTAGTGCAATTGATAATCTTGACGATGCTCTTGACGAGTTAGGCAACACTGCTAATGACCAAGCTAAAAGAAACCAACTGCTACAGAAAAGAAAGGAGCTAGTTGAAGAAGCAAGTAATATACGGACCGTAGAAGCAACTAGGCTATTCACTAAAAATCTACTCACTGGATCATCTAAATTAATCAGCGACCTAACAAACGATATGCAACGTGGTGCTGGTGGCGTTACTATGTCAACAACTATGTTAAAAACTGCAATAAATTTTGCTGGTGGTGCAATTGGTGTGTTTGGTGCTATGGTAGGAAAATTTGGCGAGTCCCTATCAAACAATTTAAATCCATTAGTATCTGGTATCGGTGGAATTGCTAGTGGTATCGGTGCAGGAATAACTTATACTGCTGATCAAGCTAAAAAACTAATGCAATTTGGGGTCGACATCCTCAGCAAAGAATTAGAAAAAACAAATAACGCCTTTAATACCATTGTTGGCAACGGTGCTGTGTTTGCAGGTGGACTAACAGCCATGCGTGAAGCTAGTGTGGGTGCTGGGTTAACATTACAACAGTTTTCTAAAGTAATAAGTCAACAGTCTCAAGACCTTGCATTGAGTGGAATGGGTGTAGCTGAAGGTGCTCGTATGGTTGGTGACACTGGACGAATATTTGATCAAAACAATGGTAGAATAAGAACACAACTACTGAATCTAGGATATGGGTTTGAAGAGCAAGCAGAAATAACTGCTACAGTTATGGGCAATATACGAAGAACAGCACAATCAGTTAACCCAGCTGTGCTAGCTACTGAAACACAAAAACTTGCAGAAAATATGAGACTAGTGGCCGCACTAACAGGTGAGGATGCTAAAGCCAAAACTAAACAGGTGCAAGAACAAAATCAGATCGCGGCATTCCAAAATGAACTAGCCAAAATGGGTCCAGAACAAGCCGCTCAAATTGATGCCGCTATGGCTCAGATGACTGCGATAGAGCAAAAAGCATTTAGAGATAGGGTGATATTCAATGGAGCTGTAATAAACAAGGATGCGGCAATATACGAAGCAACAAATGCCGCGGCCGCAGAAAAAGGTAGATTGCTTTATGGTAAGTTTCTTTCTGAAACATTTGATGCTACAGCAGTGGCAGATGCTAATGCACAGTATTCACAAGCAATGGTTGACGCTTTTAGGAAAAACCAAGCATTGTTTGTTGCAGGCTTTGCAACAGGTGATTCATCATTGAACACTGTAGCACAGGCTGGGTTAGATGCCTATAACCAATCTATTAAATTTACAAAAGAAGCTGTCGAAACAGCAAAGAACTCTGTAAAAGCACTTAAAGACACAACAGATCCATTAACTACAGGAATGGTTAAGGCCACATCCGCGGCTCAAGAATTAGCAATCAGTTTTGAAGCCTTACTAACACCACTACTAAAAATGTATGCCACTATTGCTGGTATAGGTCTTGAAGCCGCAAGCCAAGTAGTTAAAAACTTCCGAGCTGAGATCCAGGGTACAGGCGGCTTTACAGGTCCACTCCAACCGAGCATCGGCCAAGCCGGGTTAGCCCAAGGAGTTACCGACGGTCAGCTCGGATTGAAAACAGGCGGCATCAGTACAGGACCTGTAAGTGGCTATACTGAAGTACTACACGGCACAGAAGCAGTAGTTCCACTACCCGACAACAAGACAATTCCTGTAAGTCTAGATAGCAGTAGTATCACAGCATCACTGAATCAACAGACAGCTGTGATGAGTGAAGTACTGCGTACTCTACAGAAGAACAACAATCTAACATCACAAATAGCACAGAACAGTTACTAGCCTGATAAATACTGCAAACTATAGTTAAAGAGAACATATTATGGCAGGTTGGAAAAAGTATTTCAAATCAGCAAATCCAGAAGCTGGCGGACTAATGAGCCCATTAGGTGGTGGCGGTAGCAGTAGTAACTCCGTTGATCCAGGGTATCGTAATTTTGCTAGTAAACTTCCAGAAGTTTATATTGGACATCCTAACAGAACAGAGAGATACAACCAATACGAACAAATGGATCAGGATTCAGAAAT